CAATTCCTTGAGTGACTTGGTTGCCTTCTCAGCAGCGCCACCGCCGCCACCGCCACCAACTTTGCCGAGACCATCAGCAAATTCAGCAGCAGCAATGCTCGCCTGCCCTGTTGCTCTGCTTGCACCGGTAAGCGACGTGTTCCAACCGTCAACAGTTTGCCCAGCCAACTCCATTCCCCGGCCTGCGCTGCTCAAGTGATCAGGAAGTTTGCCGATGGAGTCGTTCGCGCCGCCAACGGCAAAGGAAAGTTCGTTGATGCGCGAGATTGTCGCAGTCCACGGAATCGCGTTGTAAGCATCAATCAACTTATTGACAAGTCCAATAGCACCGTTGACAAAATTCTCAAAGAATTTGATCACTCCATTGAATGCTGTTGAAATGAATTTAGGGATAGATAGGAAGGCGTTTTTCACACCTGTTGCTAAAGACTTAAACGCTGCCCCGAATGGCCCCAGTTTGTCTAATATGCCGCTGAGGGTACTACTCAGCCAAGCAAACGCGATCTTGACTGCACCTGAAACAACATTGGCAAGCATTGTCAAAATCTTGACAGCAACCTCAATGGCCTTGCTCATTACAGTGAACCAGATGCCAAGCGCTTTAAGCCAAGTTCCTGCAACCTTCAGAACCGCAGTAAATAAGCCACCAAGGTAAGCACCAAAGAAGTTTAGATATGTCTGGACAATCGAGCCGGAAGTCATTATTGAATCGAACGCAGAAACGAGTGAGTCCATAATGACCCCTGCTGTTTCTTTAACTGTCGTGGCGAAATCACTGAGGGCATTGCGGAAAGCCTCTGACTTTTGATAGGCCAAAACAAACGCACCAACAACCAAAGCAATCGCTGCAACAACCAGCGCAACAGGTGCGAGGATCGCACCCAATCCGGCAACGAGTCCCCCACCGGCAACCGCGCCGGCTGCTGACATTGCTGCCGTTGCAGATCCGATGGCGCTAGAGAGAACGCCAGCCAAGGTGACAACCTTGCCAACGATCAATAGGACAGGGCCGAGGGCTGCTGCAATGGCTGCAATCTTTACAATGAGTTTCTGAGTCTCTGGAGTGAGCGCAGAGAAAGAATCAGCCAACTTAGTCGTCAATCCGGCAAGGCTTGCAACCATTGGAGCGATAGCGTCACCAACCCCAATGAGACTATTCTTGAGAGTAGACATTGCGACATTAAGCTTTTGTTTCGTTGTCTCGGCAGCGGCTGCCATCGCCGGATCAAGATCGTTTGCGGTTGTTTTCGCGGTTTCGGCAAAAATAGACTCAGTGGTGGAAGCGCTCTCGCCAAGTAAGTCCATTACACCAATGAGTGCGCGCTGGTTGCCGAATAATTTCTCTGTTGCAAGAGTGTTGCCGCCAAAGCGTTCCTTCAAAAGTTTCAGCCCAGCAAGCAGCCCATCGTCTGCGATGATCTTTCTGATTCCCTCGTAAGAAAGCCCAACAGACTTCAGCGCCTTAGCGCCTTTGGGGGTTTCCTTAGTAACAGCCAACATGATTGCTTTGAGTTGCGTTGATGCAGTCGCTGCATCAGTACCAGTTCGAGACATCGCAGCCATACCAGCGGCCACCTGGTCGAAGGGAATCTTCAACGCCGAAGCAATAGGCAAGACAGCGCCCATAGCGCCAGCGAGTTCTTCAGACTTCAACTTGCCTTGCTCAACAGCAGTGCGCAGAATTGATGTTGCTTTACCAGCAGATAGAACAGCCGGCCCATATGCGTTCATGGCTGAAGTTGAAAGGTCAGCGATTGTGTTGACATCGCCCAAACCAATTGCTGCACCCTTAAGGGATGCTTCTAAAGTTTCCATTGCATCGCTGCCACGCAAGCCAGCCGAGGTAATGAAAAACATTGCATCTGCCGCTTCGGTGGCGCTCTTACCGTACTGGGATGCCAAGGACTTGATCTTGTCCCGCATACCATCAACTTCATCGTTGGTCAGACCAACGAGGGAAACCATTTTTGTTAGCGAGGTGTCAAAGTCCATTGCCATTTTGGTTGCAGCAATACCAACACCGACAATGGGCAACGTTAGGCCAACAGTCATGGCTTTACCTGTGCGAGCCATGCCAGCGCCAATTGCAGACATCTTGGCACCCATTGCAGTGAACGCGCTACCAACTGGGGCAACTTGCTTTTCTAACGCCGCAAGTTGGCGTTTAGCTTGGTTGATCCCTTTGGCATCAAAACTAGATCCAACGAGAAGGTTAATCGAATTCTTAGCCACTGACTAACCCCTCACTTAACTAGACCACTGATTCAAACGAGACTGCGCATCTAAAGCAGCGCCTTGCAATAACTTGTCAATTCTTGAACTGGCGTTTGATTCCAGATTCGATTCTTTAGCACCCCAGATGAATCGTGACTTAGGTGAGCCGGATTGCTTAATCACTTCGCGGCTGAACTGTGAATTACCTTTAGCACCTTTACCTATTGTCTGGAAAATAATGCCAGGCGTGTTCTTGGAAGTGATCAAACCTCGAACGCTGGCATTTTTGCTCGCTGTTGCAGCGGTACGCCGCACCGATGTTTTAATACTTCCACGCACCTCATTGCCGTTAAAGTCAATTGCTTCACCGCCACGGCGGTTCCACTTGCCCCAACCACCTTGACCTGACAGCGACACAATCGCCATTGGTGGAGTGCGTCGAACTGCCTCTGCTTGCCCCTCGGCAAGAATGAGCCGAATACCTTTAGTGATTTCGCCATATGCTTTTTTATCAAAGTAAGCAAGTGCATTGACAGCGTTCCCGACACCTTGAACTTTGATAATCATTTCTTGGATGCCTTTCGCTCTTCAACCATGCGCCACCGTAAATACCGTTCCATCGTGGTAATCATTCGTGGCGACTCCGCTAACACGCTCGCTGGCGCAATAGAAAACTCGTAAGCCAGGTGAACTATTCTGAAGTGTGCGGAGTCTTGTCCAAAGGGGTTATTTCTTCATCCTCATCAAAACCGACTGAATCAATGGTGAGCAACCATTCATCGAATGTGCCAACCTTGGGATCAGTGCGTTTCAACGAATGCCAAGCCAAGTAGCAGGCATCTGTGAAACGAAACTCATCAGCAAGGCGAGCAGCTGAACGGTTGTACTTTGATTCAAACCCAACGATGTCAACCGCCAAGACTTTCGCCTCAGCGGTTGACCCGTCAGCGTATTCAACTTTAAGGTTCATCTTCATGTCAACAATTCCTCTCCAATTGTTTTACAGCGGATTAAGCGCCAGTGCCGCGAGCAACTGCGCCGGTGATAGGAAATGACACAGAGACAGTGGCAAGATCGCCCACTGCGCTTTGCATTGGGGAATACTGGGAAATCAAAGCGTCGAACGTGTATTGAGGGTTTGTGGCGCTCGTTGCGGCTGTGCCACCAGGTTGAATGCTTACTGCGGCTGTGCCACCGAGCAGCGGGTAGAGCAGCGCGTCAACGCCGCCAGCACCGAAGTCTTGATGAAATTCAAAGTCAACGGTTCCACCTTTAAGACCGCCAACGCGGGTGCGCCATGCTGAACCAAACGCCGTTGTTTCTACGTCGTCTGCTTCAAGTGAGATTGTTGCACTTGCACAACTAGCCGTGACCGTGCTGCCACCAACAATGATGACTGGATTGATTGTTACGAACTTTGCCATGATGATTACCTTTCTTTAAGCGAATACTGCAACGCGGAACTCGGCTGCAAGATATGTGATGTCTGCAATTACTAGATCCCCATAATTTCGGAGATCCACAACTCTCAGATCGTTGCAAGCGCCTGAGAGAGTTCTGTTTGATTCAATTGCTGTCTTGACGCTGCTTGCCCCTGTGGGGTTGCAATAAGTGTCAAGCTTGTTTTGTGCTGTGCGCTCGCTGACTCTGCCAACAATGCACAACACGGTGAACTGGTATGTGTCTAAACCTCTACCCATTGAAGTATCAAATGAGATTGACTCGGGTGAAACAATGGCAATGGGTGGCTTTGGGTCATCAGGGATTGTTGCTGATGTGCGCAGCCCTGAGATTGTTGCAAGGTTGGTTGCAATGCCAGCGCGAATTGCGCTCATTGTTGTCATGCAACACCGACCACGTTGCGCCGGTACGGGGCGAGCATGGCGTTGATGTCAGGATCAAACTTGCGAACCATCACAATACCAATTTCACCAAAGCCTGCTGCCCCTAGTGGACTGTCGAAACGCTTAAATTGGCGCAGCGACATGAGGACACATGCTTGCACAACATCGGTGGGAATCGTTGTGGCAAAGCCGAATGCGGCAGTGACCTTCACGGTTGTCTCACCGATAGGCGAAGTGGGAAACAAGTAATCTTGGACGGCAATAAGTTTGTTGGTGGGAAATGCCAGCCCTGCGGATATGCTGTTGAGTGGCTGGCGTTGAAAATCATTAGCAGTCCAGGTTTCGTCATAGACACCATCAACACCAGATGAAGTCTGAACAGCGATTGATGCGCCGGCAACGTCATCAATTGTGCAAGCGTAGGAATTGTCTGCAACGTAATAGCGGGACTCTGAGGTTGTCACATAGAAGTGGCGCTGGCAATGACCATCAATGAGCCGTGAACTTGATTCAATTGCCAACTCAAGCAGCGTGTCATCAATGTCATCAGTGATGCGCGCTGCCGCCTTAACGGTTGCTAGATCAGCGTAGCCGTTCACAATCGCCATTGGTTAATCCTTTGCTAGGTCAGTAAGTAGTGGCCGCCACATCTGCGCGTACACCTTGTCTGCGTCATAGTTGTCAACAACGAATTGCCGGGCAGTCATGGACGGTTTGCCGGTGCGCTGCTCGTATGCCTGGTTAAGCGCGTCAACAATGCCTGAGACACTCGGCGTTTGAAACCAAGCCGCTTGAGCAACATCCCACAGCGGTTGCCCCGGCACTTTCCAGCCATGACCAACCAACTCGGGCTGCGCGCTAAAATCAGAGACAATCACAGGGACACCACATGATTGAGCATCAATCACAGTGATCCCAAAACCTTCACCCAAAGTTGGTGCAAGTAGTACATCCATGCCGGAATAAATAACAGCGAGGTATTCGCTGGGGATTCCTTTGTGGTACTGGTACTGGTTCACGAATTCAAATTGATCATCGCGCAGACCAACAGCCTTGATCAAAGGATCAAAGGGAATGCCACCCATCCCGCCGTGACGTTCGGTATGCAAGTACAGAAAGGCATCAGGCTTGTCTGCTGCGAAGATTGAGAAAGCAAGCAACTGCTCAGCAAACGATTTGCGAACGGGCGCAATGCCTTTGTTGTTGTTGTTGATCCCAACAACGAAAGCATCTTTGGGCGCTTTCATTATTTGCCGGCCAGACTTCACGCCGTTAGCGGTCAATATGTTGTGGGACGGTTTGAACACTTGTGTGTCAATGGCGTGCGGGATG